CTGTAAGAACTCCGTCTTTAATAAGTTGGAATTGCTTTGCAGCCGTTGAAATTCTTGCTTTTATCCACAAACCCTTACCATCCGTCTTGTGCTCTGTCATACGTCCGATCGGATTATTGTGATCGTGGTAGGCCAGAATGACCGGATTCTTCAGGTAATTCTGCATTCCTTTTTCCCAGACAGTACTGGGAACAACATCGCCGTGACGATCTACATCGACTGTACTGGCGTACCCTTCGATGTAGATTGAACTATCGGCGCTGTCTGCAGCTTTGACGGAAAAAGCACTATTTAAATGTAGTACTTTATCTTTCATAGGCTCCTTACCTCAATTTTGTGGAGGCTTTTTAGGCGCTCCCCCTACACTAGGATTACTAGCACTACCAGCAATATTTGCTGGTACTCTCAGGTCATCATGACCAGGCTTTACATCATAGCGTAGTTCCATCCGGGCCTCGTTTGGAGAAATTACTCCACCGTTGACCAGAGTGGTATAGTAAGCAGCCACATCTTTCAATTCGGGCTGCAGTGCAGATACGTTGCTGGTCACTGCCTGAACATCGTATCCAAAAAATCTTTCTATTGCACTAACGTACTTGTTTACAATGGGTATTACTGTTTCCAAGTAAAACAATCGTAGGTTGGGTGTAATATTTGCGTTGTTGCCACCATCTAACAATATGGGAGGCACTCCAAGGCTCTTCAATATCTTTGTGTCGTGGGTTTTGATTGATGTATCAAAATCCATTTCTTTAAAACTGTCACTAAACTCGCCCCAAGGCTTCAAGCCGCTATCTAAAATCATGGGCTTTTTTGCACCGTTTTTGGGTGAATACTGAACTTTCCAGTTTTCTAGTGTTCTTTGTTTGGCTTGTTGTGAGAGGGTATTTTCACTCGTCAAGATCAAGCCCATTACTGCACCGTTTTCAAAGAATTGTTCTTGAAACGTTTGCATCTTATACATGATCTTGATGTTGCGGTCCGCTGAGATTAACCTACTGGTTCCACGGTAGATTGAGTCGCTACTCAGATCCTTGATGTGGATGATCTCGTCGGGCTTGAACTTGACCTCGTTGTTATAAGTGTATCCTCTTATAAAAGTTTTAGGGTCTGTTTCAATTACCACGCGATTTGCTGGTAAGTGGTACATGTACGCACCGTCCCAGTAAATGAATATGTTACCGTCTAAGATAAAGTCAGTAAAGATGTTTGTACGAAAATCTACTGCACTCTGGTACGGATTTGGCGTATAGTTCAACAGCTTGCTCAACGTCTTTTGGCGTACACCGCCAATGACTGCATCTGCCTTATTGTCCTTAATATCGAAGTCTAAACTGCTGCATGCACTAACAATCATGTTAGTACCGCGGTTAACAGTTTCCAACTTGTTAAAAGCCTGAAGGTAGGTGATGATGTGATCACCACTGATTGTACTGCCTTCTTCACGACTGATAACATACTGGGCGGGATTCATTTTTTCCACTACCCAGGTTCTAGCATCTTTTATCCAGCCCATGTCAAACCTCAATAAAAATCGCTAAAACTCCCAGTCACCTTTGGCTTTTCGTCTTTGGGTAACAGTGCTTTAGCCTTTTGAGTTTCTATCCAGACACCCTGCTTGACAGCGGTGGAAAGTGGTGGTGCTTTACCGTACACTCCATGCAAAGCTACATGGTGACGGTTACACAGGGTGTAAACGTCTTCATATATTTCTTTGTGGTGGTGTTCGATAAACTCGTCTCTGTTCGATAACACAGCATCGTCAGTGGAGAAGTCACGACCAGTTTTTTCAATCCAACGCTCGAGTAGGAGAGTAACTGAATGCGTATGATGTAGCTCTAAGTCTTGATCGGTGTTGCAAATATAGCAAGAACCTTTCTTGTCATAAGCACTTTTGGCGCGATCGCGGATCCATTTGACCGGAATCCGTTTGTTCGTATTTTTTGCCATGGCGCTACTACAAATTACCGTTATTATAGCACGTAGGCAAGGGGTTGTCAAAACCTTTTTTGATTGTGGTAGTATTCAACAGTTGGTTCCTTAAATTGTATAGGTATAAACAGCATAACGTAATGCATCAGCTATGTGGCTGACCTTGCTGTGTACAGGCTTTTCACGGGTCAAGGTATCGCGGTTGTCCCACTGGTATTGGTCAAACATCTCTAACGTATGGCGGCAATGTGGTGCAACCTTGATACGCCCCTGTTCGACTAGGGTCTGTACGTATGCGATGCCTTCTAACACCTGCTTTTTGGCTTTGATGGTTGAAATGTCGTAGCTATAGGCAAGGTCACCTGCAAACTGTGCTGCGGCCGAGTCAATAAAGATGCCAGCTTCCAGTCCCCAAGTATCAATCAACTTTTGGAAAGCCTCTGCATGTTTGGCTGTGGTTGCCTCTGCCTCCAAGTACTCGTCGACTACATGGAAACAATCACTCTTGGGGTCGTAAGCCAACACCACCATGGCAGTGGGATCGCGATAGCCGGGGTCAATTCCTGCGAGATACTCCACACCGTCACTGTGTTCAAATTCTACGATGAGTGACTCTGAGAGACTATAAATCTGACCTTCGAACACATTGAAGCTAGCCATGTATTCCTGTTCAAACTCAGCCTTCGACATAGATCTACGGGCTTCTTCAACGTCCGACTCCAGCATACGTTCATTTTCGAGGTAGTCGGCTTGTAGGGAAACCCACTGAGGGTAACTATCACTCCACCCCCTCTCCCAAAACTTTGAAAACCAGTTGTGTTTGCCGCGAGGTGTAGAGATAAAGATGGCCTTGGATCCAGGACGGTCTAGGGTAGGTCGCAATGAAACGTTAAAGGCTTCTTCACCACCATCACCCAGTGCAGCCTCATCGAATATGATCAAATTGTAACTCCGACCCACGCTGCTATCAACAGTTGTAATGGATCCCATACGGATAGTACTGCCGTTACTCAACTCGATGACCTTGTCTTTTACATTGTCTTTGGTAACCTCTAAGTCAAACTGCTTGATGAATCCGCGCTGGAGATCGAAACTAATGGTGGAGAGGTTGTAGTTGGGACTCATGATCAGTACATTACAACCGGGGATCAACACCACCAATTGCCCGATCACGTTGGCAATGAACGTCTTGCCTAACCGCCGACTCAATGCAGCACACACAAACCGGTAGTTGGGTGAGTTCACCGCGTTGATGAGTGCAATCTGAGGACAGTTTAAATTGTCGTAGATGGGTTGTCCATTCACAGTTGCCAACTTCAAATAGTTGGCAATGGGTAACTTAATAAAGCGAGTGTCTGAGGGATATTCTGTAATATTGAACTGGTCAATGTCGGGGCGACTAATCTTAAGCATTACTTTTTAACAACTTCTCGAGTAGGGAGCCATAATTTGAGCCAGATGAACCACCATCATTGATTTGAACATTGACTTGACTTTTAATGTTATTGGCACGTACTTTCTCCAGTTGTATTTCTCGGTCTAACTGTTCCATGGTCATTTTGTGGCTTAGGGCGAGCAGATCGGCAATATCCTTACTCGACCCAACTCCCGCTTCATCCAATTCCTGGAACTTTTTGCTGATCAACATATCCATCGCTTTACGCATTTTGAAGCGATTGTTGAAGCCTACATCTTTAAAGACCTGATCGATATAGGCTTTGACCTCTCGGCGGTTCAATTGGGTTGCTACCAGCTCAGTGGAGATGCCTAAGTCTTCGGCAACTTTTGACAGACTCTGAGTCTGTAGGTAGCAGTTGGCGATTTCAAGACCCTCAGGGTCTATTTGCAGAGTTTCTGCAGGGTGTTGAGCTGGTAGCATCGGGTTCCTTACTTGATATCTAACTTACGAGTTTGACTCTTGGGGTTACTGTACAATTCAATGGTGAGTACACCGTCGGTCAATTGTACATCTTCGACTGAGATGTCCGGTTCTAGGGTCCAAGTCCTGGTCCAAGATCTATGGGCTAAGCCACGGACCAAGTAGTTCTTTTCCTCTTCTTTGGCCTTGGTGCCCTTCACAGTCAGTGTGGTTCCGGCTAAGGACACGTCCAGTTCGCTCTTTTTCCAACCACTGACAGCGATTTCGATCACATAGTTGTGTTCGTCGGCCTTGTACAAGTTGTACGGGGGGTAGCTGGTGGTCGAAGCTGCTCGGTTTAACATGTTCTCAAAACCAATCATAGTCTGATAGATTGGGTCTAGCATTGCATTTTTCATAGTTGATCCTTTCAGATGTAGCGATCAAAGATACGGGTGCCGTAGTAACGTTGGCGGAATTCGTACAATTCCTCACTATAGTCTACTAGGGTGTTCCAGATACGGTTAATGATTTTCATAGATAACCCCTGCGCTGTATGAATGTCATGCGACGTTCTAAGTCGCAAAGGTCGGTGCTTTGTGACAAGTAACTATATATCTCGTCACGATAGTGTGGTTGAAAGGCTGTTTGTAGCCACTTTAAAAAGTTCATAAAATTTCCTCTTGTCGATCCCAAATTTGGCGATCCGGACAATTATAGCACTTCTGGGTAGAACGTTCAAGTGAAAATTTGCTCTGCGTACAAGGTGTTGGCGGAATTTTCCCAGATAGGCCGCGTGCGGGTGGGCGCAGCGGGGTATCAACATTCACTAGTCTGATAACCGCCCCTGGTCTATTGTATCACGGAAGTACACACAAAGCAAATACCCTACTAAATTGTGAGGAAAAGAAAAAAGGTGTTGACCTGGGCAACCTATACGTTATACTGTGTTCACTGTAGACAAGGAGATGGAAATGAACACACGAGAGCACATGGAAAACCTGGCTATCCGTTACGCTGATGCACTGGTTCGTTATCACATTGACAAGAACCCCAGCAACTTCGAGGACATGATGGATCTGCATAACATGCTCAACATGGTGTGTGTTGAAGTTGCTGAAGAACTGGAGGAAGTATGACAAGCGCAGCAATTGTGAGATTGTGGGATGCCATCTCCATGGTAACCTACCTGACCAAGACATGCGGCATGGCACTGCACGATGCGTGCCGGATGGCGGCAACAGAGCACGATGTGGACTCTGTGCAACTGTACCGAATAATGACCGACTGAGATCAAGGGGATTAAATCCCCTCTTGATTGTGGACGGTGAATCACGTTATACTAACTCATCGCAAGGCAAACAGGAGATCAAGATGTACTACCCCGCTGACATGACCCGTGAAGACATTGAGGCTTTTGAACTGGACATGGTTGCAGCTGAGTTGATCTGGAATGAACTGCCAATCAACTGGGAGCTGCAAGAGCTGGCGGAGGGTGTATGACTGCATGGATGTTGATTGTTGACGGACAACCCACAATGTACTATGATACAGAATGGGATGCCAACTGTGATGCCCAGCATCTCAGACACACACTGGGCAACAGCTGCCCGGACCTTGAAATCAAGAGGATGACACTATCATGGAAATGATTGGACTGTTTGCTTACTTCGTGGTACCCACACTGATTGTGGGCCTGATCATGATTCTGATGGGAGAATGGTAATGATTGACTGGAATCAATACGACACCGAGGAGCTGGCCTCCATTTTCTCGGACTACCACAAGGACGTGCACGGCGTGCGTCCCCGTTGGGTTGACCACACTGACCGTGTGGTTTTGATCGATGGGCTGGAAAGCCTTGATCGCTACATGGCCAACATGAAGGCCACGCCCGAGGGTCGGGAACAACTCCGTGATGAGGGTTGGCATGTGGAGGAGCCCACCACATAACGAATAACCCCACAGATTGTGGGGTTATAGGCGCCAAAATTATATCACATAATTTTGGGCCGGGTCAAGGGGCCTGGCTAATAGTTGACCTGGGCTCGGGGTTATTTGTGGTGTAAGGTTCGTGTAAGGTGGGGACCTCATAATAACCACATGGACACACAACAGGAGACCAAAATGCTGGTTCAAGACAAGGTTACTGGTGAATGGTACGATCCAGAAGAGGAATTCGAGAAGATCATGCAAGAGCCTGAGGTCGTGGCCGTCATGGAACGTCTGAAGGATCGTTGAAAAAACCCTACGCTTGACAGGGTTATGTGTCAGGCACTAAAATGTGTTTTCACTTTAGGAGATTGTGATGGCTGAAAAGACTGTGAACTATACCCCGGAACAAACCGCCACCATGCTGGCGGATTACGCTCAAGGGGTTACCGTGGAAGCAATTGCTGAAAACCTCGGCAAGACTGTGCGCTCTGTTGTGGCCAAGCTGTCACGCGAGGGTGTTTACAAGCGTAAGGAATACGTCAGCAAAACTGGCGAGCGTCCTGTGCGCAAGGATGCAACCGCCGATGAAATCGGCAAGATTGCTGGACTCAGCGAGGGTGAGGTTGACTCGCTCACCAAGGCAAACAAGACTGCCTTGATCAAGATCCTGGCCAAGCTGGCTTGAGTCAATAGGGGGAAACCCCTATTGACAACCCCTTGCCATTTTGGCAAGGGGTTGGCGCCAAAATTATATCATATAATTTTGGGGGGTGTCAACAGATTCCCGACAAAATTGTGGGGTTGTAAGAAAACTGTCAGCCTGGCCACCGAGAATCTAGGGATGGACAAGCAAACACTTCAAGACCTGGCGCAATACCACGTTAGGGCATGGTGGGTCAAGTTTTTGGCTCAATACCCTACAGTTCAAAGGGCCACCCCACGGGTTACCCTGAACAACAGACTGAAGACCACGGCCGGCCGTGCTTTCATTGAAGACAACCCCCAGCGAATCGACCTGTCAACGGACTTGTTCGAACAATACACGGACCACATGATTCGTGACACAATCCCCCACGAACTGGCACACCTTGTGGCTTATACCATACACGGTGACCCCGGACATGGCAAGGGCTGGTATAGTGTACTAAAACAGATGGGCATTCAAACCACACGATGCCACACAATGGTAAACTACAGATTCGGTAGATACAAGGGTTGACATGATTGGCTGGATCGGTACTGTGGCAAGCGTGATCGGCAGCTTTGTGGTTGCCTTTCAGGTGTTTGTGATCGGTTACATTCTTTTCTTGGTCGGGAGCGTTTCCTGGCTGTGGGTGGCCATCAAAACCCGGAATCTGAGCCTAGGTGTTTTGAATGGGTTTTTCATGGTTGCTAATATCATCGGATTGTGGAAGGCAATATAAAATGTTGGAATATCAGGATTGGGTTTTTACTGAAGAAGCCGTTACTGGTTTTGAAATACTGGATTTGGTAATGGACCACCCAGATTGCTGGTACTGTCCGCCAAACGAATATCCTCCCTTAATGCCCTGTTGGTCGGAATAATATATAAGGGTTTACCCTTATATAGGCGCCAAAATTATAACATATAATTTTGGGGGCTGTCAAGCCCCACGTCTAAAGCCCCTACGAACCATAGGGGCTTTGTGGCGCCAAAATTATACCACGGCCCACGTAGGCGACCCCTTCAAAAACCTTGAACTCACCCTACAAAATTTTTGATTGACAAAATTCTGTTGGTCCCCCATAATACACACATCCCAACAAACAACCACTAGGTGTTCAAAATGGCAAAGATCAAGAAGGTTTCGATTTACGACATGGACGGTACCATTGTTAATTCACTGCATCGTTATCGCACTATTATCGACGATAATGGTGAGAGAATAGATCTTCAATACTGGAGAGAAAACGAATATCGTGCAGGCGATGATACTCTGTTGCCATTAGCCGAGCAAT